CTTTTTCCAACCCGTGCGTGACGGTATGTCTGCTCCAAAGACAGAACTTGCCTTCCGTGTTCCAGCTTCTAAGATTACTCGTAAGAATATGCACGAGGAGAACGAGGAAGAGATTGACGGATTGGATACAACTATTGACTGGCGTAACACAGCGGACAACAGTTATGATGGAGAAAAATTGTTATATTTGGTTGAGGATGAGGCTGCTAAGTTAGAGCGTCCTATGAACATAGAGAACGGTTGGCGTGTTAGAAAAACTTGTCTTCGTTTAGGTGCCAGGATTATTGGCAAGTGTATGATGGGTTCAACATCAAACGCACTCGACAAAGGTGGAGAAAACTATAAACGGATTTACTATGACTCAAACGTCAAGAAAAGAAACCAGAATGGTCAGACTATTTCAGGTCTGTATTCGCTCTTTATCCCGATGGAGTATAACTTTGAGGGATATATTGACGAGTATGGTCACGCAGTCTTAGAAAGACCTGAGAAGCCTGTACGTTCGGCAGAGGGGACTTGGATAACGCAAGGGGTAATTGAGTATTGGAATAATGAAGTTGCATCGCTAAAGGCTAATCCTGATGCACTAAATGAATTCTATCGTCAGTTCCCTAGAACAGAGTCACACGCTTTCCGTGATGAGACCAAGTCATCTTTATTTAACTTGACTAAAATCTATCAGCAGATAGACTACAATGACAGTTTAGTTCAAGACCATGTGGTAACACGTGGCTACTTTCACTGGGCTAACGGAGAGAAAGACACTAAAGTTGTTTGGACACCTGATAAGAATGGTCGGTTCCTAGTATCTTGGATACCGGGACCAGGCATCAATAATAATTATATTACTAAGAATGGGAATAGATATCCGGGTAATGAGCATATTGGTGCGTTTGGCTGTGACCCCTACGACATCTCAGGTGCGACCTTTGGTGGATCAAACGGTTCGCTCCACGGGTTAACCAAGTTTAATATGACAGGTGCACCATCCAACCAATTCTTTCTAGAATACATTGCTCGTCCACAGACAGCAGAGATATTCTTTGAAGAGGTATTGATGGCTTGTGTGTTCTATGGTATGCCTATTCTTTGTGAGAATAACAAAGCTCGTCTACTTTATCACTTTAAGAATAGAGGCTACCGTGGGTTCTCAATGAACCGTCCTGACAAGCACGCACATAAATTGTCATTCACAGAAAGAGAGATTGGTGGTATACCATCATCAAGTGAAGATATTAAGCAGGCACACGCCACAGCAATCGAAACATATATCGAGCGTTTTGTGGGATTAGACATGGAGGGCAACTACCGTCAGCCTGATGAAATAGGCGATATGCCGTTCAACAAGACACTTCAAGACTGGGCTAGATTCGACGTAAACGACAGAACTAAATTTGATGCGTCAATTAGTTCAGGATATGCTATTATGGCAAATCAAAAGCACGTATATTTGCCTGAGAAAAAAGAGTCAAAAATAAGCATTAAATTTGCAACTTACGATAACACTGGTTCCTTCAGTAGAATTAACAAGATATGAACAAACCTCTTGGAATATTAATGCCAGATACCCAATTCCCTTCGCAGTTAGCGACTGATCAGGAAAAGGCATCATGGGAATATGGCTTAAGAATTGGGCAAAGCATTTCATATGAATGGTTTGCAAAGACAGGCAATAGTTGCCGATACTATTCACAATGGATTGATTTCCATAGAATTAGACTTTATGCTCGTGGTGAGCAACCAGTAGCTAAATATAAAAGCCAATTGGAAGTTGATGGCGATATGTCGCACATTAACCTAGACTGGACTCCTGTACCAATCATCCCTAAGTTTGTTGACATCGTTGTTAACGGTATGCATGACCGCTTATTTGAGGTTAAAGCATATGCACAAGATGCAATGTCATCTAACAAACGCTCTAAGTTTCAAGAGATGGTTGAGGCAGATATGATTGCTAAAGACCTATTAGTTCAAACTAAGCAAGAGTTTGGTATTGATGCATTCAATGTTCCTGAGGATGATTTACCTGAGAACGACCAAGAGTTATCGTTATATATGCAGCTTAATTATAAGCCTGCAATTGAGATTGCTGAAGAGGAGGCAATCAATACTATCTTAGATTTAAACCATTATCAAGACGTTCGTAAAAGGGTCGACTACGACATCACAACAATTGGTATCGGAGTAGTAAAGCACTCATTTGTACCAGGAACAGGAGTTCGTGTTGAGTATGTTGACCCCGCTAACATTGTTTATAGTTACACTGAATCTCCAACATTTGACGATTGTTTCTATTGGGGAGAAGTAAAGCAAGTACCAATCACTGAACTAATTAAGATTAAGCCAGACATTACAAAAGAGGAGTTGGCAGAGATTCAGCAATTAGGAACAGCGTGGTACAATTATTATGGAATTATGCGTCCTTACCGTAGCGATATCTTCAACAGAGATGTAGTTACGTTATTATATTTTAATTATAAAACTGACAAGACGTTTGTTTACAAGAAGAAATATCTTGAGAACAATGGCGTTCGTGTAATCCAAAAAGATGAAAATTTCAACCCTCCTGAAGGAACTGAAGAAAGATTCGAGAGAATTGAAAAGAGAATTGATGTATGGTACGAAGGTATTATGGTACCTGGATCTCCTTATTTACTTAAGTGGGAGCTTGCTCGCAATATGGTTCGCCCTAAGTCTGCTTCTCAGTATGCGTTACCAAACTACATCGCTGTAGCACCAAGAATGTACAAAGGTATCATCGAGTCATTGACTCGTCGTATGATTCCTTTTGCTGACTTGATTCAAATGACCCATCTTAAATTACAACAAGTATTACAACGTGTTGTGCCGGATGGTGTGTTCATTGATGCTGATGGTATCAACGAGGTTGACTTGGGAACAGGTGGTGCTTACAATCCAGAAGACGCTTTACGTTTGTATTTCCAAACGGGTAGTGTTATTGGACGTAGCATGACAACCGATGGTGATTTAAACCATGGTCGTGTGCCTATTCAAGAGCTTAACACTAATAGTGGTCAAGGTAAGATTACAGCATTGATTAATGCGTACAATCAGTACTTGAGCATGATTCGTGATGTAACAGGATTAAACGAGGCACGTGATGCGTCTACACCTAACCCTGATGCATTAGTTGGTGTGCAGAAACTTGCAGCACTCAATTCAAACACAGCTACTCGTCATATCTTAGAGGGTAGTTTATTTATTACTAGAAAATTATCGGAGGCGTTATCGCTTCGTATTGCAGATATCTTAGAGTACTCGGACTTCAAGGAAGAGTTCACTATGCAGATTGGTAAGTATGCTGTTGGCATCTTAGAGGAAATCAAGGACTTGTACTTACACGACTTTGGTATCTTTATTGAGGTTGCTCCTGACGAAGAAGAAAGAGCTCAATTAGAGGCTAACATTCAGATGGCATTACAACGTGATCAGATTAGCTTAGAGGATGCAATTGATATTCGTCAGATGAAGAACCTTAAGTTGGCTAATGAGCTGCTTAAGATGAAGCGTAAAGACAAGCAGAAGAAGGATATGCAGAATGAGCAGGCTAAAATTCAGATGCAAACTCAAGGTAATATCCAGTCGTCTCAAGCATCGGCTCAATCAGCATTGCAGAAAGTTCAAGCGGAGGCTGCGGCTAAGGCACAACTTGCTCAGGCTCAGATGCAGTTTGATATTCAACGTATGCAGGCAGAGGCTCAGATTAAAGAGCAGTTGATGAGCGTTGAGTTCAACTACAACATGCAGCTACGTGGCATGGAGGTTGAGAAGGTTAAGCAACTAGATATGGATAAGGAGAAGGCTAAAGATAACCGCACAAGGCTTCAAGCTACTCAGCAGTCTAAACTGATTGAACAACGTCAAAAAGACCTCCCAGCGATGGATTTCGAATCAACTGAGGATGATTTGGGTGGCTTTGATTTAGAGCAGTTCAATCCAAGATAAAATTTATTACTACTTTTGTGCAACTAAATTAAATTAAATGGAGAATATACAAGTAAAACTAGTGGACTTCCAAGAGAAGTCTGTTGCAGAAGTGGAGCAAGAGTTGCTCGACAAGCACGAAGAAAAGATGGCTGATGTGCCTGCGGAACCAGTTGTGGATACGCCTGCTGCTGAGGTCCAAGTACCTGAGACACCTACGTTTGGTGACAATGACGTTCTTTCATATATTAAAACTAAGTTCAACAAAGAGGTTAGCTCTTTGGATGAATTATTTGTAGAGAAGCCACAGACGCAGCAAGAGATGCTGCCTGAAGACGTGAACGCTTTCTTAAAGTTCAAGAAAGAGACAGGTCGTGGTTTAGAAGATTTCTACCGTGTTAACCAAGATTATTCTAAGGTTAATCCAGAAAGACTTCTAGCTGACTACATGCGTGAGATTAATCCTGATTTTGATGATGAGGATATTGCGTTCGAGTACGAGTCAAGATTTAGTTATGACGAGGACATGGATGATGAGAAAGAAATCAAGCGTAAAAAGTTAGCACTTAAAAAAGAACTTGGAAAGGCTTCAAAGTACTTTGAAGAGCAGAAGGAAAAATACAAAGCTCCCCTTGAGTCGAGGATGGAGGCTTCAATTCCTACTGAAGACAAAGAGGCTTTGGAATCTTACAAGCAATATATCAGCCAGTCTACTGCTATGCAGCAAGAACAGGCTAAAAAGTCGGAGTACTTTTTAAGTAAGACGAGTGAATTGTTTACTGATGAATTCAAAGGTTTTGATTTCAAGGTTGGTGACAAGGATGTATCTTACAAACCAGGAACTCCAGAGCAGCTGAAAGCTCAACAAACAGACATTTCCAAATTCTTCACTAATTTCGTTGATGAAAATGGATACATTAAGGATGCGAAACAGTATCACAAGACAATTGCTGCGGCAATGAACCCCGATGCTATGGCCAAGTTCTTTTATGACATGGGCAAAGCAGATGCGATTGATGACAGCGTTCGTCAGAGCAAGAACATCGATATGAGTGTGAGGAATGCTCCACAGAATATTGAGAAAGGTGGGTTTAAAGTTACTTCATTGGATGGTGATCATGG